TTCAGTCGGTAGAACGCTACCCTGAAGAGGTAGACACCGGAGTTCGATTCTCCGAGACCACACCATAAGGGACAACACCGCGATTAAGCCGGGGTGGTTGCAAAACGCGATTGCAATGTCCCTAAAAATATATGCGGTCGTGACAGAACGGCTATGTGCTTCCTTGCCAAGGAAGATCACGCGGGTTCGACCCCCGCCGACCGCTCCATGACAGTAAAATATGCGGGTCTAGTGTTCAACAGCAGCACGGCTGGCTTCCAACCAGTTAGTATGAGTGCAATTCTCATGATCCGCTCCAAGAGAGCCTGCGTCCGGAAGGGCGCCTGGTGCACCAGGGTCAAGAATCAACTTGACGGGCCCAGTGAAGTGTGCTATAATATCAGGGTGTAGGAGAGTCTGGCCACTCCTCTCGGCCCGGAACCGAGAAATCGCAGGTTCAAATCCTGCCACCCTGACCAATGATGCCCTCTAAGAATAGAGAGCGATTCAGCGGTTTCGTAAACCGCAGAGATCGGCGCAAGTCCGATAGAGGGCTCCAGTAACACCGAGGTGACGGAAACAGGTAAACCTACTTCGCTTAAAACGAAGTGCTTAGGGGTTCGATTCCCCTCCTCGGTACCAATGAGAGGTGACGTTGCGGACGAAGAAAGACAAAACGTACTCATTCCTTCACACGCAGGTGCGCCTGAAAGAACGCTACGGTTTGGATATTACTCGCGTAGAATATGACAGTGTTTGTCAGAATGCCAAGGCCCTCAGAGGGGAACTAGAGCGCAATGGCAGGATAATGCAGAAGATCGTCAAAGCGAAGTTCAAAGGAAAGACAGTTACATTCGTTTATGGCCTGGGTTGTGATTATGTGACCACTGTTTTGCCGAGTTGATAATTGCCGTCGTGATGCAATGCAGACATAACTAGCTCAAACCTAGTTTCCTGGGAGTGCGAGTCTCCCCGACGGCACCATGTGCGTAGATTAGAGGGGTTATTCGACGCATGAATTATTTGGTCTATCAGATAACAAACACAATCAATGGAAAGAGTTATATTGGTTGCCACAAAACTGATAATAGAAACGACGGTTACTTTGGTTCTGGAAAAGCATTGAAGGCTTCTATTAAGAAGCACGGAATAGGAGTTTTTAGGAAAGACATTCTTTTTGAGGCTTCTTCCTTAGAAGAAATGTTCGCTAAAGAAAAAGAATTAGTTGTCCTTGGGCCAAAAAGTTACAATCTGAAGGAGGGAGGTACAGGAGGCTTTCCTAAAGGTGCATCGAGTTTAGGAGGTAAGCACTCTGTAATTTCTAATAAACAAAATCACAGGGGATTTTTCAATCCTAATAGAGATTTTGTGATAATTAAAGAGTGGGGCGCTAAGGGTGGAAGAAACAATCGAGGCATCAGCAAATCCGCCTCGCATAAGGAAAAGATTGGGTTGGTAAATTCTCAAAGAAACAAGGGAAGGAAGTGCATTCATCATCCTATAACTCTTCATAATAGAATGATTGGACGAGGAGATTCTATTCCAGAAGGATGGTTGAAAGGAAGAAAAAGAAAATTCGTTTAGGGAGGTCAAGTTACCGCAGAGTAAAATCTGAGGAAAGTCGGAGCACCCAGGACAATGCAGTGGCTAACCGCCATACGCCGCAAGGTGGGGTCAAGGCTATAGTGACGAACAACCCGAAAGGGGGAAGTGGAACGAGCACACTTGCATGGTGCAACTCAAAGCAGCCAGTGAACCGTCCGTTCACGCTCTGGCGGGTATGAGGCTAGAACTGATTAGTAATAATCAGTCAAGAGAAATGGTAACATAAACAGAACTCCGCTTATGATACCCTGAACGATATTCGCGCCACGATATTTCAATAGAAGAAAACCACATTGGTAATGTGGAAACCTGGGGGCGGTACCCAGTCGTGGCTCCATAAAAAATACGCACGGTGGGCAGGAAAGATATGCGCCACTCCTACAAAGTGGAAGAAAGAGGGGCAGTACCTCTACCGTGCACCAATAGAGTGTCATTGTAAATACGTCCTTGTGGTGAAGCCTGAACATCACACTGGCCTGCGAAGCCGGAGACGTGGGTTTGAATCCCACCGAGGACACCATGACGGAGAGAAGAGGACACCATGAACGGAGAGAAGATGATAGAACCATGTGACAAAGACGGCGTGCCAGCGTCATTGTGGATTCAACGCGAGATAGATAGGGGCATCGTTGAACGCCTGGGATTTCGTTTTGACATAGAGACATGGAATAAAGCACATACGGTCTGCAAGCTTTAGCAGATGAGCACCGGTCTCTTAAACCGGGGAACGGGGTGCAATTCCCTGGCGGACCACCAATACGCTCCCATAGATTATTGGAAGATCATCTGGTTCTCAACCAGAAGAGCCCAGATCGATACTGGGTGGGAGCACCAATAGACGCCCCTGTAGCTCAGTTATCAGAGCAGTCGGTTTCTACCCGACAGGTCGCAGGTGAGATTCCTGTCAGGGGCACCATGACGCCGCTGTATCTCAACGGACGAGAGCACCTCTCCTAAAGGTGATGAATGCAGGTTCAAATCCTGTCAGCGGCACCAATATCTCCCTGTGATGGCAATTGGACGCCGACCTGGCTTCGAACCAGGGAACCATGCAGGTTCGAATCCTGTCAGGGAGACCAATAATTATTATGCCACGATTCGCTGACAGCAAAGAGATCGTCGCCAATGAGGACGTGGAGCCGATTGACGAACAGTTTCAGAAATCGAAAATACCGACCCTTAGCTCAAAAGAAGAGCACCACTTTGACACGGTGGGGACAGTGGAGCATTACCACTAGGGTTGACCATAGCGGGCCGTTAGTTCAACGCAGAATACTGGCCTTTTAAGCCAGGAGATGAGGGTGCAAATCCCTTGCGGCCCACCAACCTCCACCAATTCAACCACTTACACCCCCAAAATAGCCCTTGACAGGGACCTCCTGTTGTGATAGACTTATATCATAGAAGCAGGAGATTTATGATGAACCAGCAATTTACTCAAGCCGACCTCGATGCCTACGCGAACTATATTGTTCAGGATTATAAGAAGATGTATGGTGGTGAATTACCACCGCATAGCATTGGATTCTCGGTCGAATTCGAACCGGGCTCCAAGTTTATCCGAGTGGTGACCAATAACGGCAATTCCCGCTCATCGCATTCGTTTCTTGATGCCCAGGGTAATATCTGGAAAGCCGCTTCATGGAAAGCCCCCGCCAAGAACTTTATCCGTGGTAACATTGTGACCCAGGATTATTCCCGTATCGCATGGACAGGAGCCCGCTAACGTGATTACAAAAGAATTCCCTACATTATATGGCGTTTCGTCTAAGGGCGTCACAAAGGTTTGGAAGATCCGTGTGCTCGGTGTTGCGAAGAATGCCGATGCCGTGGTTATTCAGGTGGAGCATGGACAGCTTAACGGGAAGATGCAAATTTCTCCTGAGACAATCCGTGTGGGTATGAACATCGGGAAGTCGAATGAAACGACCCCCTATGAACAAGCGGTCCTAGAAGCTGAGTCCAAGTGGACCAAAAAGCACGACAGTAACTACACCGAACACCTCCCGAAGATTGACGCGGGCATGGGCAAGATCACACTCAAGTTGCTCCCGATGCTCGCACAGAAATACAAAGAACGCGCCAAGCATATTGTGTGGCCCGCCTTTATCCAACCTAAACTCAATGGGGTTCGTTGTTTGGTCGAACGAAAAGACAACAAAATTTTCTTTTGGTCGCGCAAGGCCAAGCTGTATAAGAATTTCAATCTCTACATGGAACAGGAATTTCTCAGCTTCATGAAGAACGGGGATATTCTTGATGGTGAAATGTATAACCATGGCGACGTCACGTTTCAGGAACTCATGTCGTTGATCAAGGACGAAAAGAATCCCGAACTGGACAAGCTGAAAAAGTATGTGAAATTCTGGTGCTATGATCGACCAACGACCGAGAAACTGGGATTTGAAGATCGGTATATCAAGTATCGTCAACAGATTCCGAACGGACTGAATTATCTCCGAATAGTCGAGACCATTAGGATTCTGTCATCGTTGTCCATCGCCAGTGTTCATGCCGAATATACGCAGGCAGGTTACGAAGGTTCGATCATTCGCTCAGGTGGAAACGAACCCTACAATTTCCAGTATCGTGACAACCAACTTCAAAAGCACAAGGACTTCCTGGATGACGAATTCGAGATCGTGGGTTGTGACCAAGGTGTTGGGAAAGACGAGGGTAAAGCGATCTTCGTCTGCAAGATCAAAGGTGGCCTAGAATTCAGTGTTCGCTGTAAAGGGGCCGATGCGGTCCGACAGGAACAATGGACGAACCGTAAGAAGTATATGGGTAAGGAATTGACTGTGCGCTACCAGACACTCAGCGACGACGGCATCCCAATCTTCCCTGTGGGCATTATTGTCCGAGATTATGAATGAGTGCTAAATAACAGATTATGGGAACTTCAGCAGGTAAAAAGCAAAAAATTATGTGCCCTCATTGCGGTTGGACCGGAGGTCCGGGTTTGGTGAGTTATTGGCATTTGGACGGTCGTTGTCAGCAGGTTGGTTCCACTCTTCTTATCGATGATAAAATCAAAACCGCGCTGTCTGGGAAAGCTCGATTGATGAGGTGTAAAGAATGGCTGCGTGGATTGTTGGGTGGATGCTGTACGTATTGTGGTGAATCGGACGAATCGTTCCTACAATTCGAGCATCGAAATGGTGGCGGCCATCAGGAACAAAAGTTATCCAGAAATCACACCGCTATCCGATATGATCGGTGGTATCGCCATGGAAAGATAACAGAAAAAGAGATTCATTCTCGTCTCACATTAGCATGTCACCGATGTAACTACTTGAAGGGAACAATGACAGAAAAACAGTGGCGAAACTGGGTTCATTCCGGTGATTTGATGGAATATGTTCAGAGATTGTTAGATACCTGCCCACTTGGTGATTTGCCGAGGGTTCGAACAACACCTCCAAAGTTTACCTTTACCGTGTACCCTACAGTGTATGACCCTATCGAGACCGTCACCGACCCTCCCTATCCCTCTGGCCCCACTGCCCAGAATAATGCTTGACAATCCCCACCAACTGTGTTATCATAATTGAAATTGGAGTACCTATGCCTACTGAAATTCCTGATATTGACCTCGAACTCAAGTGGAACAGAACTAATGAGCACCTGAAGGTCTATGACCGTCAGGCGACCCTGTTGTTCAATTCGAACACCGGGTTTGTTAATCCATTGCTGTCTGACCGACAAGTGAAGTGGATCACAGAGCACTATGAGCAGAAGAGGCGGAAATATGTCTTCGCATGAATTAAAGATGGCTCACGAATACACACCCATTCGGTTTGAAGTTTGGCGCGCCGAGAACTCAGAGGACCTGAAGAAAGAATTCGAGGCCTTGAATTTCGTTGTTGACAACAAGGACTGTGAAAGGTGCGATGGCTTCGGTCTCCTGGATTGTGATTTGGGTCATGAGCATGATTGCTCAGACTGCGATGGAACCGGCAAGATGGATCAGACTTACACGGAAGCGTTGTATGATTATTCGATCAACCAATACCACGAGCAAGTTACGAAAGATAGAGAACGAGTAAAGGTGTATTGTGCCTCATAATGTTGTAACGGGTGAGAACCGCAAGCCGATCAAGGTTTGGTCACCCATCCATGAAGTAGAATCTCAGGCCCTTGACCAACTCAAGAACACCGCTTCGCTTCCATTTATTTTCAAGCATGTCGCAGTCATGCCGGACGTTCACTATGGCATCGGTGCCACTGTGGGTTCTGTGGTGGCCACGAAGGGTGCTGTGGTTCCGGCGTGTGTGGGTGTCGATATTGGTTGTGGTATGATGGCTGCGAAGATGCCGTTCAAGTCCAACCGGCTACCCGACAATCTCCAAGCGTTATTTGATTCAATCAGCAAAGCGGTTCCCGTAGGACAGGATATGCACAAGCAGCCTAACCTTGGTCACCACTACGCGGGGTACTATGAGTTGCCTAAACGTTTGCAGGATGACCCCGAACGTGTCGTCAAGCAGATAGGCACTCTCGGTGGTGGAAACCACTTCATCGAGATATGCCTTGACCTTGATGAGAATGTGTGGATCATGCTCCATTCGGGTTCTCGTGGTATCGGGAACAAAATTGGAAACTACTACATTGACAAAGCCAAAGAGATCGTGTCTCAATACATGATCAGGTTGCTTGACCCGAACTTGGCGTACCTCGTCGAGGATTCTCAGTTGTTCAAAGATTATTGGCGTGACCTCCAGTGGGCACAGAACTACGCGATGAAGAACCGCGAGGTCATGATGGCCTTGGTGAAGCAGTCGGTGGCTGAGGTTATTTTTGGTGACAAGACCACGGTTATAGCACCAGAGGTAACCATCTCATGTCATCATAATTATGCGGAGAGGGAGAATCATTATGGGGAGAATGTCATCGTTACGCGCAAGGGTGCGATTCGAGCTAGGGTTGGTGATATGGGCATTATTCCTGGATCGATGGGCGCCCGGTCTTATATTGTGAAGGGATTGGGTTGCGAGGATGCGTTTTGCTCTGCCCCTCATGGCGCGGGCCGTGTAATGTCTCGTGGCAAGGCCAAGAAGGTGGTGACTGCCGAGATGTTTGAAGAACAAACCAAGGGTATATTGTGCCGCAAGGATGCGGGGGTATACGACGAGGCGCCCATGGCGTATAAGCCTATAGACCAGGTCATGTATAACGCCAACGGTCTTGTTGAGGTTGTGGCAGAGTTACGGCAAATTTTGTGTATCAAGGGCTGAGACGGTCCAACCTTTATGGTGGGATCGTTTGCCTTGGTGTACCATAGTCATGGCCCCAGGACTTAGATTGTTTTTCCGACAAAATGATGATAAGTTATGCACGGTCTGTGCCGCACCGGTAGGAGATATCACAGCCCAATCTCTTGAAATGGAATCTATTTGGTTGGGAAATGATTTTCCCTGCTTGGATTTGGAGACGGCATGATTATGACTGGGGGAATGAGTCAGCCCTTTTCTCTTTTTTGACATTAGTGTTTTAGTGGAATCTGTGTGGTGATATCCAAGAACTCCGTCGCCACCGATAGTTGAATTGAGAGTGGGCTTCAATAAAGCGATCCAATAAGGTTCACGAATGTTCTTACCGAATTGAGCATCGTGCCCCTCTTCAAGGATCGTTAGTCTCATGTTTTCGAGACCGTGTTTTCTGATGTGATTATGGAAATGAGTCTTGGAACCTCGTTTCGCTCTGTAGGCGTGGTCCTTGAGTCTGCGGGAAATATTTACGGTGAACCCCGCATAGGAATCACCAGTAACTTTGTTTGTAAGTAGATAGATGTTATACATACCACTATTTAGCATTCGTGTGTGAAAGGATAATCATGGAAGATCAAGACCCATATTTGATGAATCGCTTAGGGAATATCACCAATCGTTTCCAGCAGATTGACCAGCACAGACGAGTGGTCTGTGTGTGCTCTGCTGGACTACTCCGTTCACCTACGGCAGCCTTTGTGCTGTCACAAGCACCGTGGAATTTCAATACTCGTGCTGTGGGTCTTGTACCACAGTTTGCTCTGGTGCCCCTGGACCGGGTCTTGCTAGAGTGGGCCGATGAATTTGTGTGTATGTCACAGGAGCAGGCCGACGAGGTACTCGGTAGACTTCGTGCTATCCAGGTAACAACGCCCGTGACGTGCCTCAATATTCCTGATAATTTTGCCTACCGTGATCCTGAGTTGATCCGGTTGATAAAAGAACGCTACGAGTATCATAGTCATTTATCTGTTCGCCCTCATGGGCGAGCATAAATAGCGTCGAGGTCTAAGATGGGTTGTTACGATACAGTCATGGTTCCGTGTCCTTCCTGTGGGAACAGAGAGCCATTTCAAACAAAGTCTGGAGAGTGCTTGCTCAAGGAATACGATCTTGAGGATGCCCCCCAAGAGGTGTTGGGTGACGTCAATCGACATGCTCCCTATGATTGTCAAAAGTGTGGTGCGTCGTTTTACGTGAAGGCAGTTGTTACCGCGACCCCTGCACTGTGGACTGAAGCAGAAGTCATAGACCTAGATGACCGCTAAACTTAAAAGGAAGTCGAACATGCGAGTGAAAAATACCGACACAACGGTTGAGCGTGTGAACCAACTTCTGAATACAGAGGAACCCACGTACCCCGGTCTCCCTACGGAATTATCCTCCAACGATATTGCCATTGCCCTGAATTGGTATAGCCAAAATCAAGACAAAGACCAATCCCATAAGTACCTCGCCGAATACTGCAAGTCCAAAAAGATCAAGGTCTCTCAGCGACAACTCGACATGCAAGTACCCACCTTGGGGTTTGTGTGTCGGATGCTGTCTCGCGGCGCGATCCTCGATACGAAATCACAGGACTGGCTTGATACGCGGCTCAAAAATATGGCACTGGTACGTGAGAAGCTGTTTAACGAACGCCAGGCGACCCATGCCCCCGCGCCCCTTGCGAAGCCTGTGGCGATTCAGGACCGGCTCAAAGAGAAATTCAGCAAGTGTATCGGGGCCCTCGAAGGTCTCGTTGACGAGTTTATTCTTTCCGATTTCAAGACCCAGCCCAACTTCCTCTCGGTCCTCCGCGCCCACGAAATCAATGTCCAACATGGTCCGTCGATTGTCAATTTCTTTAAGAAAAACCGCGATGAATTCAAGGTGGCCCACGATGGCACGGATGCCCAGGTGAGTGAGGCCTACAGTAACTACACAGTTCCTCAATTGAGGAAAATGGAAAAGTTGTATGATGGGATTATGTCGGATACTCTGAGTGCCATGGGTGAATCGAAGGTCCCGAAGAAAAAGACCAGGAAAACAAAATGACGACCTGGATACATGTAAATCAGCATAAGATTCGTGCTAACAAGACGCACGGCACGAACGAACCCGTCATTACAATCAAACAGGGCCGCAAGAATACCTACTGTCACCGTGTCGCGGTACTGGGACCTTCTGAGGTTGTCTACTCTGGTAATGAGGGTACCCTGTTGCCCTGTGGTGCCCGTGTGGCAGTCCGTACCGAGGGAGAAGTGAAAGTCTTAGCATGATACTCGTGGACTGGAATCAAATTATGTATGCGACCATGTTTGGTCACATGGCTCATACCAAGCAGTCTGAGCCGGACATAAATATGCTCAGGCACCTGATGCTGAATAGCTTGCGGTCGTCTGTGCGGAGGTTTAAGCGGGAGTATGGTGAGGTCGTCGTGATCTGTGACGACACGAACTACTGGCGCAAGGACATATTCCCGCACTACAAGGCGCACCGACAGAAGGACCGCGAGAAGTCGCCGTTCAACTGGGTGGCGGTGTTCAACTGCATGGATACTTTGCGCGCCGAGATTCAAAAGCACCTGATGTATAAGGTGTTGCGAGTACCGAGAGCGGAAGCTGATGATATTATCGGTGTCTTGACTCCATTGTTCGCTGCTGAACAGCCCGTGATGATCGTCAGTGGTGACAAAGATTTTATTCAGTGCCAGATGTACCCGAATGTCCGGCAGTATTCACCACAGCTTGAGAAGTTGGTGGTAGTGGATGATCCCATGAGTACCCTCAAGGAACATGTGATCCGTGGCGACTCTGGCGACGGGATACCGAACATTCTCTCACCGGACGACGTGTTTGTGTTTGGCGAGCGACAGAAGCCCATTCAGTCCAAGAAGGTTGCCCTGTGGTTGACACAGACACCAGAGGAATTCTGTACCTCGGGTGATATGCTGCGGAACTACCGCCGTAACGAAATGCTCATAGACCTCAGACAGATACCTACTCACATGAAGGTTGAGGTGCTCCAGGCGTATGAGTCATCGACCCATGTGAGCCGTAGTGAGTTTTTGAATTACTTGATTGCATCTGGATTGAAAGAGTTGACGAGAGCCATAGAGGATTTTTAACCATTGGAGATTTTATGAAGTATAGCAATGTGTTGTTCAGTGAAATAGTCACAGAGTTTACCAAGTGCCGTGCACGTGACAAGCGTATTGAAGTGTTGAGGAAGTACGGGGATAACCGATGGTTTTTAGAATTTCTTAATTACAATTTTAACCCTAGAATCCAGTTCGACATCGACGCGATACCAGCTTACAAGCCCGCGGTGGAACCTGCAGGGTTGAATTATGCATCGTTGACGAACGAGATTCGACGCTTGTATATCTTCATTATTGGTCACCCTAAGCGCACTGGGAAACCCCGTAAAGAGACACAGCTTCTCTATACCTTGTTAAGTTCCCTACACAGGGACGAAGCAGCGTTGTTGGTGAAGTTGTTCGCCAAGGACCTTGAGGTGCCCTATCTCTCAGCGAAATTGGTGAAGGAGGCATTCCCTCAGTTACCATTCGAGGTCAACGATCCCATTGTGGAACCTCCTGTTGAGAAGAATGAGCCGACCGTTGAGACCACTGTGGTTGTCACGGGCCCAAAGAAAACGATCAAGACCAAGAGGGTCGCAGCATAGGAATCATGAAAACCTTTGCGATTATCACCCCCACCATTGGGGGACCTGAGTTAGAAAAGTGCATCCTGTCCCTACGTGGGCAAGACTGTAAGCAGTATCTTATTCTGGATGGTAGGCCATGTTTCTCAGCGGTTGGAAAGATTATTCAAAAACTTCCCACTGATATCAACATCGAACTTATCCATTTGGGAAGGAATGTTGGTCGCACTGGTGGAAACTGGTATGGGCACAGGGCATTCGCTGCAGCTTCGTTCCTGGTGAATGAAGATGTGCTGTGTTATCTTGACCCTGACAATTGGGTGGAGCCGAATTATATTGATGCGTTCCGTGAGGTTTTGGATGACCCTGAGTATCAGTGGGCCTATACACTTCGTAAGATTGTGGACCCCCAGGGGAAGTATATTTGTCATGACGATTGCGAGAGTCTGGGGCATTGGCCTGTGATGGGTACTGAGGATCGGTACCATATTGATACAGGATGCTTTGCGGTACCGCGAGCGATTGCGTTGAAGGTTGGTCATAATTGGTATGGGCAGTGGGGAGCGGATCGACAGTTCTTTGGTGCGCTGAAAGAGTTCGCGCCAAAGTTTGGGTGTACCAATAAATACACTCTGAACTATCGTTTGGGCGGCGCGACGAACATGGCAACTCAGGAGATGTTTCTTCGCGGGAATGAGATCACTTCTAAACTGTATAAGGGGGAATTCCCTTGGCAAAGTCTCCGCGCACGAAAGCCGATGACGCTGACGTACCAGACAACAACCCCGAAGTAATCAGCATGATTCCTGATGGAGCCATGCAGATTGAGGACGTGGTCCAACTGGGACTGTTGAATCACCACACCCATTTCCTGGTTGGGGAAATTGATGACGCGAATGTAGGCAGAGCGATTCAGTGGATTCTCTATGAGAATAACAATACTCAGCACCCTGAGCACCTGACACTGTATATGAATTCTGGTGGCGGCGACTTGTATAATGCCTTTGCGCTTATTGACATTATCCTGAACTCGAAGATTCCTGTGTGGACTGTGGGCATTGGCAATATCATGTCGGGTGCCGCGTTGATTTTTGCCTGTGGAGCCAGGGGACACCGATACCTTGGAAAACACACAGGTATCATGATCCACCAGTTTACGTCGAGCATTGAAGGTAAGGAACATGAAATTGCGGCCTCGATGCATGAAATGGATTTGTGCCGAGAGCGCGTGAATGAATTGCTCGTGAAACAATGCAAGATCACCGACAAAACGGTACGTGAAAAACTCCTGCATCCATCAGACGTGTGGATGACAGCCCAAGAGGCGATACAGTATCACCTGGCTGATAAACTATTAACCAGCATTATTTAACGAAAGGACCGTGCCCGTGTTTATGTCTAGAAACCTAGAAAAGACTCCCAAGACGAAGTTTCGTAAAACTCAGTCGGAAGAAAAGGTAGTCGAGAAAGCAAAAAACCTTCCTAAGCACCAAGCCCGAGTGGAACCCCGTGGGTTTGATATGTGGGAAGACGAGGAGGTATCGAGCGATGGGTGCTGATTTGTCTACAGAAATTGCGGTGGCTCAGTCGGACGTGCGCCGAGCGGAAGTCGCGTTGTCGCAGGCTCAGCTAGAGTACCACCGAGTCCAGCGGCACCTGGAGTCGCTGATTCGCCAAACGGTGCCCGGAGTCTACGAGAACAAGCACGACGACCGCACCCTGCTGAATGGATAACATGGGCTCCGATGTCTCACAGGTTCCGTTGGTAGATTGTCGAGGGCTTCTGTGCCCCATGCCCATTGTCAGGACACGTTTGAAGCTGAATACCCTCAAGAAGGGCGACGAGTTGTTGATTATAGCTGATGATCCCACCTTTGCTGCCGACTTTCGGAGGTTCTGCTATCTGGCTGATTTGATTATCATTTCTTCCGAGAAAACCCCAGAATATCAAGCATACCACGTTAAAATCACCCGCTAACCCTTTGAATTTGTTGAAGAATTTAGTGCTTGACAATAGTTCCCATTTGTGACATAATTAGAGCATGGATACTAATAAGACTCCTGCCGATATGATTGAGAACGCCAGAGTGTTTGCTACTGCGGCCCATGCGGCCGTGGGACAGACGCGCAAGTATACCTTTGAGCCCTATGTGGTTCACCCCATCCAAGTCGCTGAAATAGTCAAGTCCGTTGGAGGCACCCCCGCAATGATTTGCGCGGCGTTGCTTCATGATGTGCTAGAGGACACCAAGGTTCCTGAGTGGGTGCTGAGAGTGGAATTTGGTGACCTTGTGACCGATATGGTTGTCTGGCTCACCAAGGTTGAAGTTCCTGGAAACCGCAAAGTCCGTAAGGAAGCTGAGCTAAGGCGTTTGGCTGGGGCCCCTGAAGAGGTCCAGACGATTAAGATTGCCGACATGATTGCGAATACCCCGTCGATTGTCAAGTGGGACCCAAAGTTTGCGAAAACTTTCTTACGCGAAAAACTAGAACTATTGGAAGTGCTCACGAAGGGTGACCGTAGACTTGTGGCCAGGGCGTGCTTACAACTTGCTGAGAAGGAGAAATCTGATGCGTAAGCTTGGGTATCGGACAGTGTGTAATGAATGTGACAAGGTGATTACTTCATCGAGTGGGGTGCGTTTGCTCAGTGGAAATTTTGATTCTACTTTGCCCAATAAGAAAATGACTAAGTTTACAGTGTATGCTCATTGTGACGAGTGCTATGAGGGTCTGAAACATGCCCAGGTTTGAAGTGAGAGTCAGCACCCTGTATCATTTTGATGCCGTGGACAAAGCGGAAGCCCGGAGGCTCGTGGAGTTTGGAGAAATGCCCTCTGACCACGATATGATTGTCACAAGTGTATCTGGGGTGTCTCGTATTATCACCGACGAAGAGTTACAAGCGGAGATTGAAAAGTCTGTGAGGTCCGACGATGGCGCATTGGGATGATAGCGGCACGGCCGTAGGATACGAAGGTAAGAAGGGCGACAAGCTTATAGCGAAATCCCTCCGTGGAAAGAAAGTAAAAGTGAAACAAAAAGCGAGCAAGAAGGTTTCCAAGCCCACCAAGGTTCCTTTGGGCAAGTCCGTGGTTATGCTTGATGAAGGCGAGGACCTTGACAATCTCTATAATCTGTTTGGTGTCTCAGATGAGCAGGATATTCAGGGAGTCGTGGATGGTTCAGTTGGCGAGGATTGGTAATTGAAAGGATAAATAATGGCGCAGCAACAGAAGTCTCAACAGCAACT